GCAAGAGCAGGTTTTGAGTCTCCTTCTCTATATTACCATCTGCATTAACCCTTGTTGCAGCAGTTGACCTTGAGAAAGTAAAATCACCATCTCCATTAACAGGCTTTTGGCTGAAAACTTTTCCTGACTTCGTTCCGCTTGGAATTAAGACCAAGCTGCTTTTGTCGTAAATTGAACTCATATCTTAAATAGTTGTTAGGGCTGCAAGTTCAGCGTTTGTTAATCGTGTAGGGAAAAGAATAGTTTGTTTTGTTCTTTTTGCCCCATATCCTGCTCCATAAGGACCAAGACCAAAATCAAATGAATCGCAAGTAGGAACACTTCCTGATGTATCCGAACCAATTAAATTTCCATTTGCGTATAACGCAAAATCATTTTCATTATAAGCAAAAGCCATTTTTACAAATCCGCTTGTAGGAACTGAACCTAAAGTTATGGTGACTTGATAAACACCATCTTTTATTACATAAGCCCTCCACATATCTCCTATCCTTGTTTGAATATAAATAGCATTTGATGTATTTGTATATAAAAAGAAATGTGCGTTATCTACTCCCATCTCAAACTCTGCAAACAAAGTACCTTGTGTTTGACCTATCAAATCGCTTACACCTGTTGCAAGACACGAATCAACAGACCTCGTTTGACTTGTCCCATAGGTAGGGATATATGAGGTAGGGTAGCTGCCTGTTTCTACTTGCGCTCCCCAAACATAGATTCCTGAAGTACCATCTCCTTGATAGGTGGTTTGCAAACTTCCCGTTACTGACTCTACGCTTTGAGTAAATACTTGAACACTTCCTGTCCCTGTATTTTGAGCAGTAATTTTAAAATCATATTTGAACCAACCATTACCATAATCTACGCTTGTACAAACACCATTTTCTGCTCCTGCATCTATAAATGTTATTTCACCTGTACGCAAATCTAACCACGCTCTTGTGTTACTTCCTGAATTATCAAAACGCAGTCTTGCGTATCTACGAGTGTTTTCCTTCAAATAAATGCTAAACACCACATCAGTACCCGATGTCCAAGAAAGGTTAGGTATTCTAAAGAAGTGATTGTCATTTGATGAATCCTCTATAAGTTCAGCAGCGTTCTGCAACCCCTCTGGAGATGTCGTTTCATTTTGACTTATAGATGCAGATTGAAAAGCATATGAACCATAATACTCGCTATTAGAAACTTGATTTAAGCGTTGAGGCTCAAGTAAAAGAGAAGGACACGAAGCACCACCACTATAATCTAAACGAGGCATATCCTCCAAGATTCCTGACTGCGCTGCGCTTGTCCCTGTTTCAATGTAATCAGTAGCTACCAAGCCTTTCTCTGCTTGTGCAGCATAAATCAAAACATCACAAGATGATGTAGAACCTGTTGCTGCGCTACGAACTCCTATACTTAATGATTTTCCGTTTACATTGGCATAAACTTCAATTCTTTGCCAAGATGTAGTTGCTGTTCGTGTTGTAGTTTGGTCTGTATTATTTATCCTAAAATATACATCTTGGTCTGCACCCGTATTTGATTTTATGTAAATACTTGCAACTTCAACATCACTTGATGAAGGCAACCCTTGCTGAATCATAGCGTAAAGACCTCCAGTCATAGAACATTGCAAACGCCAAGCATTAGAACCACCATTAGGGTCAGTAAACCCACTTGTAAGAATTGGTGTCGTACCTCCACTATGAATTTTACTCCAAGCTGCGTGACTAAAGTCATTAGAATAGGTAACAAGATTCTCTCTACCCTTCTCAATAAGACCATTAACATCTACCCTCGTAGCAGCAAGATTTGAACCCCTACTAAAGGTAAAGTCCCCACTACCATCAGTAGGTCTAATACTATACAACTTACCATCCTTGTAGGCGGTAGGTATCATTGCTAAACTGCTTGACTTGTATATACTCATCGTAGTAAACTTATTTCTTTAATAGTACAGATTCTTGCTTCAGTAGCACCGCTATCAGCAACCACTCTCGTATTGTAAGCGTTAAACAACGCCTCACCTGAATCTCTCTCTCCCATTGTACGGATAGCCTCACTCGCACATCCAAAGCCCTCCATAATAGCACCATCAGCTAATGCTCGTGTCTTTAACTCATCTACTGCATAGATGTAGTAGCTAATCTCATTGAAGTTGATAGAGTTCTGTGAACCCCACCAAGTGCTTCCGTATATTGCTCCGTAGCCGTTACCCATTGTTCTCTAATTTTTGTACGAGCTTTTTTAGTCTCTTTAAGTTAACCTCCTTTGGCTCGTAGCGTTTCTTATAATTGCCAACCGTTGAAGACCGCATCTTTGTCTGGGTGTACATCGTCATTGTTGTTTGTGTAGTATTCAGGATAGGTGGTTTGATTGAAAGACATAAAGTCAATGAACCTACGAGTGTAGTGTTCAGCTATGTCTCTATGCTTGTTCGTTAAGAAGTCCACCTCGTTCTTCTCCATCGCTATACTGTTCTCTGCCGTGTGCTTGTAAGCACCTCCATTACCTATCGTATAGGCAGCGTGAGGTAGGTATTCTACCATAGCCCAATGAATCAACATAGGTTGAATATAGTCATCTAACAAAGTAGCATAAGCTACAGGAAGTGTATCTCCTATAATGTCATTACGCAACTTGTCGTATAACTTTGTACCCAAGTAGTTTTGAATATGTATCTCCTGTGCAATCTCTATAAATTGTAAGAACTTATCGGAGTCTACATTTCCAGAGATTACGCTATTGCGTACTAAATCGTCTCTTTTTATGAATAATACCTTTGCCATTATTTTCCGTAATTAGGGTGATGTCCTTGTCTTGGCATATCAATTGGTGCAGTAGATACCTCTTTAGGGTTTTTAGGTAGCTTAAATCCTGCTCTTACCGCTTGGTTAACATTAACATATTTAGTTCCTCGTAGAGCATCTCCACCATACGGCTCACCGTTCTTCTTCATTTTCTTCTTGTAGATTCTACGCTCCCATCTATGGTAGCAGTTTACCCCTCCCTTGTACTTAAACAAAGAATAGTTTCTACCCTTGTGTCCAAAGCTCTTGTTAACACCTCTTGCGGACATCATACCAATATCCTCTTTGCGGTACAATTTCTTTTGAGATAACATAGTCTTGCAGAAGCTACGAGAAGAGCCTTTAGAAGTCTTCTTTGTACCCTTCACATACTTGTATCTTACCTTGTATATCTCGGAGTCTTGGTTACTGTCTTGTGTAGCGGATAGGTTGACTAATCCATTGAGGTATTCTTCAGTATCAAACTCCTCTGGTTCATCGTCTCCTACAACCTCTGCATCTATGAGTTCATAGCCCTCTGGCTCTTCCTCACCCAAGTCAGCCAATGCATCTAACATCTCGTGGGCTAACTCGTCATCAAGAAAAGGGCGGCTATCCTCGTTTAATTCCGATAGAGGCACACAATTAGGTACTCTCTTACCATCCTTCATCTTGAAGCCTATCATTTCATAGCCCTCTTGACAAGGCTCTTTCAACTCCTCCTTGCATCCGCAGTCACTACTCAACTCCTCTTTTACCTCTTCAGCCATATCCGCTTGAAGCTCTAATGGTTGTAGAGTCTTAAAGTATAAGTTAAGGCTCACCTCGTTCACCGCAAGGATGTCATCACAAGCATCTAATATCAACTCTTGGATAGGTCTAACAACTGTGTTGTGGAATAAGAGACTTGCAGTCTTCAATTCATCAGCATTGTTACCCAATCCTGTATTGTCCTTAATACCCATCAACATAGGTGAAGTAACCCTATGGGCTACCATCAACTTACGCATACTCTCGTCTGCCAAGAATTGGTACTGCTCACTTGCATCCGATAACTGTACAGGCTCAATACTTGCAGCCATCTCCTTGTTATCGTTAAACGCCAAGATGAACTTACCAGAGTTACTTGAACCGCTAAACTTCTGTATAATTCGTCTCTCTATAAGCTCACGCTCTTCTTCAGTTGGTACACCATTGTTGAAGTTAATCAACATACTTGGCGATAAGCCGTTCTTAATGTTGTTGATGTGGTAGTTAGCTACCTCCTCTTCTAACTCTGCATAAGGTAAACCACCTTGATAGTCTACAGGAGAGTAGTAGTAAAATCCACTACGATAAGGCTTGATACAATAAATTTCTAACCCCTCACCTTTTGCTCCGTGACCAAACGAAGGTATGCGTACAGGCTCAAAGCCTCTCTTACGAATCTTTGTCCAATCTTTAGAGTAGTAGTATCCTGTGACATCACCATCGTCATTCATCTTCTCAAAGCGTAAGGTCTCAATAGGCATATGCTCTACTTGTACAATCTTACTCTTGTCTTTATTGTAGATGACTTGGAAGGCTGCTTGACCCATAGCCTTCAAATCAAAGGTCACCTTTCTCATACAAGTACGAGAGAACAGAG